AGTAATTGTGCTCGCTGTTTTATTTGCAACATTCCTAGCACCATTTGTTTTACCATTCTTTGGTGTACCAACATTTGTTGAAGTTGATGCAACCCAGACAAATCTATTAGGTCCAGATCTACTAAAGAAGTATTTCGTAGAAATCAATGGTTATTTGTTCACATCTGAAAATCGTCAAATCCTATTAAGTATCATTGGATTCTACTTCGGATCTGCTGCTGCTTCTAATAAATCATAAGGAGTCTGTATGAAAAACATAGCATTATTTCTTACAAGTCTTTTTCTCTTTGCTTGCAATACAGCACCAGTTATAGTTCCAGACACTACAAAAGATAATGTAGTAATGAAGAAACTAAATTGGGAAATTGAAAACAATAATCATATAACAAATAATTGGGGTTGGATTCTTTGGTATTTACCTATAGTATTTTTGGTTGTCGTATGGGCATATAACCAATACCTAAAGGCTAAATGCAAGGAAGAAGAAACAACAAAATCTCCTACTGACCAAGCGGGTAAGTAAGAGAATCGAATAACTTCTTACAAATGAAATACGAGTCCACGATGTCTGACACTGGACTCGTAATTTCTTTTTTATCTGGAGTTAAAGTCATTCTTAAAGGTGAACCAGTATCTTGAACAAATGAATCATACATCATTTGTTTGTCTGCGTTTCCTTTACCAGTTGCATACTTCTTTATTTCAGTTGGTGGGATAATTGTAAGAGGTAATCCCATTTCATATATCTTATATTTTAATAAACCAGTATTTTCTGCTATATGGAATACTCTTCCACTTGCAGAGTATGCATAACCTTCTAATGCAACATGTGAGCATCCCATAACAATCTCTAATGCCCAATCTGCTATTGTTTTGTATCTCTCTTGTTCAGAGTTCCAATCCATAAATCGTTCACCGAATATGTTTCCACTAAATGTGTCAGCATATTTTTTAATATCTGTTAGATAATAAAATGAACATTTGTTATATGAAAAAGAATCACCATCGAAAACACAGATGGCGGGACCGCAAAGTGAGTAATCTATTCCTGCTATTACCATGCAAGTATTTATCAGAATCCTAATAGTCTAGCCAGAAGGATACCAACACAAAATGAACACGCACACACCAAAAATTTCTGCAATCTATTCATTTGTGCCCCTCAATAGTTTCTTTTATCCATTTTTCATGATAAAACAGAGGAGTAGCAGACATTTCTGTAATAGTTAGATCATGTAATCTAAAAGATGAAATTATTCCACATAATTTACCAGTGTTTTCAAATACTGCTCCACCAGAATCACCAAACCAAACATGTGCTCCTTTTGTGGAGTTAAATTTAAATTCAAATGGATCTTCTAACACTACACCAAAATAATAAAAGGAGCCAGGTTTACTTTTCTTTTTGGTGCAGTGTGAAAATCCTATTGTTGTTAGTTCTTCGTAACGAGTTAAATCTTTTTTATCATAGGTAATTTCTGGTAGTTCAGTAATACAAGTTTTTTCTTGTAATACTAAAATACCAATATCATTTATAATTATTTCACCTAATTTATATTTGGGATGTAATATTTGTTCTTTTATTACATAGTCAGTTTCTCCAACTCTGAAATACATCAGATTGTTTCCGTCTATGCAATGTCCTGCAGTGAGTACGATAGTCTCAGTTATCTGAACTGCACTGCCCACCATAACATGATCTTTATCATATACTTGCCCCACGCAGCGATAGGGATCTTGACCCTCTTCTATTACTGTGAACCCTTCATACTCCTTTGGTTCTTTTGGAGGTGTCAGAATGTCTACTATCGGTGGTGGGGGGGTTTCCTGTTTATCGACACCGATATTGTTGCAAGATGAACTTGTCGCAAGGATCAGACTGAGTAATTTCAGTAGTCTGCCTTTCACATAATTATTTATCACACTTTTAGAAATAAAAATTAAAAAAAAAATCCAGTCCCGAAGGACTGGATTGAAGTTTCCCGATTACACGGGAGTTAATTTGATGACTTTTTACAATTACATGCAGGTTTTTGTTGCTGCACTACTTGTTGCTGAACCACTACAGGCTGCTGAACCACTACAGGCTGCACATAGCAAGGAGTCATTGTATACGGACCAACTGGTTGAGCAATAGGAATTGCTTGTGGTACAGGAGATGCATAAAAAGAACTAGAATAATAAAATGGATACCACCCACCGACAGGTGCTACAGCACCACCATAATACCCACCAGAATATGCATAAGCGCCTCTATATCCACCATAACCACCAACACCAACTGCAACTCCTCCCCACCCACCACCGACTGCTACTGCAACTTGCGAATTGGCAGATGTAATAAGAGAGAGGGATAATATTGATGTAAAAATGTACTTAAGCATGTGTATCTCCTTTAGTTATACTATACCACAAGTATCTATTAAATCAAGGAACATTATCATATAATGTTGGTTCTTTATTTAAATTATTATTTGTAATTTCGTCAATTCGTCTATCAGCATCGTTCAATGCAGTTGAAAAACAACGAAATTTTCTATCCATTTCTGTGTAAAAATCATTTTGTACATTATCAATTTTATTTGTTAAACTTTCTACATCTTTGTTTAAATTGGAACGAAGATCATCGATTGATCTATAGATCATATCCATTTCTCTATCAAGATCGTTTCTTGCAATTTCTTTTCTCATTTGAAAAAATCTAACTACTAAAAAACCAAATAATCCTGCAATCATAAAGGCAAACGAGGTATTAATTATTGCTATAGTTGTACTAGTCATTGTATATCTCCTTATTATCTAGAATAATCATCTGCAATTCTAACTATATCATTTTCTTCAAAAGACTCACCAAGTTGAACCTCAACAAAAACTAAAGGTTCTGTTCCATTATTTTCTATTCTGTGTTTTGCACCAACTGGAATATTTAACACATCACCAGTTGTAACATTATCCACAGCAATGTCATCTAAAGTAAATATTCCATTACCAGATACCACCACCCATCTTTCACTTCTCTTGTGATGATATTGATAACTCAATCTATGACCTGGATTTACTGTTATTCTTTTTACCTTTGTATCAGTACCAGAATAAAGAACTTCAAATTTGCCCCAAGGTCTTTCTTCAACATATATTCCCATATTATCCTCCACTTGTCAAATCCACCAATTCACACTTATCACCACTACATGCAAAGGTTTGAGTTCCTACTGTCTGATCAACCTTTTCATACTTGGTAAGTTCTGACCACTCAACATTCTTTGGCATCTTCTCAAGGAATGCTTCATAGTGTTCCTTTGTAATATCCTGATATGGTGCTTGACGATATGAGTGATCTGAATGTGGTAAGAACGAAATACCACTGATCTCGTCAAAGTGTTTGTACACCCATGCACCAACTTCCATCCATTCATGCTCACGAACAGTTACTGTAATAGATGGCTTGTGTTCACACCAATGTCTTTGATATGCTAACCAAAGTTCTAGATGCTCAATAGCACTCATATCATTACGAGTAACTGATCCCTCTGCTTTCATTGGGAAAGAGAAAACCATAACTGAGTCTGGCTTCATGACGCAAGGTTCGTGGGGGAAACCTTTGTCGATCATGAGTTGACACAGTGGATCCTTACGATCTGCACGAACTGTACGAATATAATATTCATTATGACGAGCATGGATACCCGATGCAGCATCGGTGAGTTGTGATACAGTACCACTTGGCTTGATGCAAGTGATTGCTGCTGCAGCATTAATACCCAACTTCTTTGCCCATTCCTTATTCGTATCAACTGCATGTTGCTTTAGATTTTCAAGGTTTGCCTTAAGACCGTGTTGATCACGCATCATTGCATTATCAAGAATACCAGTAAGAGATACACCAAGAAGTGCTTCCTCTTCGCAGTTCTTTCTCCACTCTGATGAAAGATATGGGAAATGCAACAACGATGCTTGCCATGTACCTAGAATTGCTGCAAGTTTAACCTTGCGAGCAAGTGATTCTAGTGTATCGTTTGGTCGAACAATTACTTCTGTTAGATTGCAGAACTGACGATCACGAAGAATAATTTCTGAGCAAGGATTTGTACCAAACTCATAACTTGGATCACGACGATCACCTAGTTTTGTTACAGTCTTTTGGCAAG